ACAGGTACGGCTGTTATGGCAATAGATAATATAATGGGACCATTGAAAGCAGTTGGTAGATTTCTTAGTAAACTATTCTTACCAATCACATTGATACTTGGTGTCATAGATGGTGTAACTGGATTTATGGAAGAATATGGTGAAACAGGTTCTATTGTAGATGGTATTAGAGGTGCAGTAGAGGGTATTGTAGATGGTTTCATAGGTACACTTGTAAGATTGATTACAGATTTACTTGACATGGCATTATCATATCTTGGTTTAGAACAACTAGGTTCTTTCATTGGTGAGTTTGGTGAAAAGATTACAGCAGACTTCAAAGCCGCAGTTGGTGGTATTGTTGATGTTGTTACAGGTATATTTACTTTAGATTGGGAAAGAATTAAAAAAGGTTTTGGTACATTATTCTCAAGCACAGGTTCATTCTTCTTAAATGTATTGACAGCACCAATAGATATGGCAGTCAACTTCATAAGAGATATATTTGGATTTGGTGGTGCAGATGCTAACTTTAGTCTTATTGAATATGTTGTAGGTATGGCCACGAAAGCATGGGACTTTATCAAAGGCATATTTACATTTGATACAAGTAGAATTATGGGTAAGATATTTGATATTGGTACAGTGCTTAAAGCTATTACACTAGGTGGTGTTGCTGCTGTTAAGGCATTAGGACCATTTGGTGAAAGTCCTGCCGAGGCATTTAGTAGAAAGTATAACGAAGTAATGAGTGGTGCTTCATCTACTATGGATATAAAAGAAAAAGAGATTACAAAAGTTACTACAGAGAATGTAGAAGGCGATGTATCAACAATCACATACAAGAAAGATATTTTAAATTCAAGTGGTGATACTAACAACCAAGGCACAACAGTTATTGCAACAAATAACAATCAGCAAAACAATACTAGTACAAATAGTGCAGTAGTACAAAGAGTGCCGTTACATACAAGTGTTGATAGAGATTATGAGTTTGCCGCTTACAGCCACCCGGCGTATGGTTAATATTTACCTAATTCTTTTTCAGTAATAATCTTAAACTTCATATTATTATTTTCACAGTATTCCATGGCTGCTGACCATTTGGCCTGATTTTTGATATACTCCATATTCTCACGCATGTAAGATTTAGTTTTTCGTTTTGGTGTTTTAGGACGAACTGATTGGCGACTAGGTTTTATTTCAATCATAAACTTCTCATCTTTTACTGTTTTAATAATAAAATCAGGAAAGTACCTATGCCATTTGTTGTCTAGTGGAGAGAAGTATCGAACTGGTAATTCTTCAGATGCCCAATATTTGATATCTTCATTTCTATCACAATATGCCATAAACCTACGCTCTAATAGTGAACGATACACTATTCTATTGTGGTCACCGACATATTTCTTGGGGTTGTTAGGTTTGTATAAACCTTTATAACTCTTTCTCATTTAGTCACCTATAATCTATATAAATATTACCATAATACAAGGATATTTATAACTCATGTTAAAGAAACTATCATCACATCTAAGTGGATTAGCTACACCATTTTTGAATGATATTACTAGTGCAGTAACCGGACTAACAGCTGGCAACGCTATATCAGGTGAACAAGGTAAAGTGGCTGCTCAGTTGCTTAAGAAATCTCCTTTTGAGAAGATGGATAGTCCTATGGAAGCATTGAAGAGGGATCCTTTAGCTTTCTCACAAGTACAATATCCACTAGACCTTACAAACAACGAACAAGGTCACTACATATTATTTTACACACTGGCAAATAGATTTGGTAATCCAGGCCAAGAATTAGAATTTTCATCTAAAATGGGATTAGGCAAAGTAAAAACTTCAGGTAATAGAGGTCCTCATAGTGATGGTACTAAGACAATAGGTGATTTAAGAAAACAAACTGGTGGTGTGGCCGCTGTAAAACAAGACAACTCAATTTATTCAGAAGTGCCTTCACATACACAAGTTACAAGTGCTATCGCATTGTATATGCCACCAGGTGTTACAGTATCATATAAAAATGATTACGAGGCTAAAGCAACAGAACTTTCAGGTGATATAGTCAACATGGTTGGTAATGTCAAATCAGCAACCAACACATCACAGGCCTTAGATGCAATTAAAGCTGGTGTTGTATCAGGTGCAGGTCAATACGGTAAGAATATCGTAGGTGAGGCACTAGAAATGGTTGGTATGGGAAATGCAGTAGAGGTAGTAAGTAAAGCACTTGGTGTTGCAGTTAATCCAAGAGAAGAACAATTTTATACAGGACCACAATTCAGAAGTTTCTCATATGCATTTGATTTTTGGCCTAGAAGTCAACAAGAACTAGACGCAGCCTCTAATATTATATCATTGTTTAAATATCATAGTGCGCCATCAATGGAATCGGTATCTAAAGGCAGAATGTTTTATGTGCCTAGTGAGTTTGAAATTCACTATATGCATATAGATAGAGATAATGCAGATGGCGAGGCAAAAAATAATACTTACATGAATAAAATATCAAAATGTGTATGTACAAGTGTAGATGTAAATTATGGACCAGAGGGTGAGTTTAAAGCATTCAGTAAAACCGGTGCACCTATTCATTACAAACTAACACTAGGGTTTACAGAAACAGAATTTATCACTAAGAACAACATTTACAATAAGGGAATGTAATGGCAAAATACTTTCAACAATTTCCTAAACTAGAGTATGATATCAATGGTGATGGTAATGTCAAACTTGCTACTGATATATTCAGAAGAATTAAGGTCAGAAGTAAAGTAAAAGATAACCTTGCCTTGTTAGACAAATACGATGTAGAAACTGGTGAGAAACCAGAAGATGTCGCATTTAAAGTTTATGGCAGTACAGATTATTGGTATGTTGTATGCCTAATGAATAATGTTGTGAACAGAAACCATGACTGGCCAAAATCATTTCAAGCATTCGAAGAGTATGTTAACGACAAGTACGCAGAACCAGGTGGTATACACCACTATGAGAAATCACAATCAAGTGGTAAGACTACATCAAATGGTCCTGGCGACACAAATTATCTTTTAGAGGTAAACAGTGATGATGTTGATGCTCAGTCAGTATCGAACTACGAATACGAACAACGATTAGAAGATGAAAAAAGACAAATTCAAGTTTTATCTCCAGCATATTTAAGTATATTTGAAGATGAGATGAAGAAACTATTGAGAACATAATGACATGTCAGAAAACAACAGAATAAAACAAGCAGGTGAATACACCCTTGACAAAGTAGAACTTATATCTTACAGACGACACCAAGGCGAACAAACGCCACATAAGGTTAATATTAAACCTATTACATTGAATGTTGAACTGACCGAAGATATCTACTCAAATACCATGGTTGGCGCAATCACCGTGTATGATATGCAAGACATACGCACAGTGTTGCCAATTACAGGTATGGAGAAATTAAATCTAGTGTTCAGTACGCCAGGTATCGAAGGCGTAAATGCCACAGAAGAAGATGGTTACCCATTTCAAATCTATAAGATAGATGAAGTAAGACAAGATACAGGTAATGCTACAGGTAGAGGTCAATTCTATAAGATATTCTTTTGTTCAAGTGAGATGTATTTTTCATCAATCAACAGAATATCCAAGGCATACTCAGGACCAATAGAAGACGCAGTAGAAGATATATTCAGAGGCAAGACTAAACTAAACAGTAAGAAACAGTTTTATTTTGAACCAACATCTACTAATGCAAAGTATGTAATACCTAATTTGCGACCATTGAACGCAATCAATTTCTTAAGCAGTTATGCTAAGAGTGCCAACTACAAGAACGCAGGTTATTTGTTCTTTGAAACACCAGACGGTTATCATTTTCGTAGTGTAGAGAGTTTACTAGGTATGGGTGGCGCAAAGGCCAGACCTGCCAAGTTTTCATTTCAATCAGGTATTTCAAATGTACGAGAAGGCGAAGTCAGAGATGTAATGATAGACATGAGTAATGTTATCAGTTACGACTTCTTGCGACCAGCTGACGCATTAAGACAGATACGAACAGGAGTTTACGCAAACACACTGATTGAACACGATGCGTTTAATAAAACCTTTACAAAGACTGAATATGACTATCTTGCCGACTTTGGTAAATACTTTCACACAGAACACGACAACGGTGATAAGGCCGCCGACAAGGGAATGATACCATTTACCAAGTTTGAAGACACAAACAAAGATATTTCGCAGAATTACATGGCCAAATTGATGACCAAGACTAAGGCAACTAAACTACATAATGACTATGAATTGCCATCACATGCAGATACGACACAGATACGCATACCACAATATGAGGGTATGAAGAGTACAAATCTAAAGTTACAAGTGTTCGGAAACAGCCTCCTAAAGGCAGGGGACATCATTACCTTTGATATACCACTAATGAGACCACTTGGCAACACAAAAGATAAGAGGCAAGAGAGTAGTCCATATTTCAGTGGTAGATATATGATTACCGCCATAAAACACATAATTAACATGAAAGCACAAAGATACGAGATGGTATTGGATTGCATGAAAGACGCAGTAAGAACATCATATCCTGCTGAATTAGACCAGAATATAATCAATACACCAGACAGAGGAGTAACATCAATATATCAGGCCGATAAAGATATCCTCAGTGGTGATATATTAGAGGGAGTAAACTAAGAGATGATAAGAGATTTCCGAGAATTTTCCAACAATGCACAATGGCCAGAAGAATGGCCTATACAATGGCCGTCACAACCATTACCGAGAGATAAGGGTAAAGAGAGATGATTACCGAGTGGTTAGCCGTTGTATTCTTAGTAGCATCTCCTACTAATCCTAATATATTCATATTTGAAGAACCGACATTTAGTACACCTCGACAGTGTATAGAGTGGGTCAACAGATATCCTGGGTATTGGGTGCCTATTGTACAACAACAATATCCTGATGCAGAACTAGACAATGTATTATGTGTAAACGAAGAGAAACTAAGAGAGTTAGTACCAGAGTGGAGTGAACAGTATAAGAAACAACCAAAAGAGGAATATGTACCAGAACCGAATGAGAACGGCCATATAAATGTATGATAGATAGATTAATAGATAAGTATTATAGAGTTAAATATTCTTACTTTTTTAAGGGTAAGAGAGAGGCAATCAAGGAATTACTATGCTTGGAGAAATGATGATAATATTACAACAATTAGAAAATACGCAGTCGGAACGCCATACTGGACAAGGGTTACCGAAGACGCAAACCAGTGAAAAGGGCTATGCGTACAAATCAATTAAATGGCTGAAAAATGCGTATAGCAAGCGTATTAAAAGGCGAGCAATATCGGTAAAAAAAGATGCAGTACGATAATAATTTCCTCGGCAAAAACGGTTTTATTTGGTTTAATGGTGTCGTAGAAGACAGAAATGACCCACAGAAGGTCGGCCGTCTCCGGGTTCGATGCCTCGGATACCATACAGAGGATAAAACAGAGTTGCCGACAGCAGATTTGCCTTGGGCAAGTTGTGTATTGCCAGTTACTTCTAGTGGTATCAGTGGTTTAGGTGGCCATCCGTTTATTGTAGAGGGTGCGTGGGTGTTTGGTTACTTCAGAGATGGTAACGATTGCCAAGAACCTGTGATATTAGGTACTTTACCTGGCAAGCCGATTGAATATGGCAAGCCTTCTAGTGGTTTCTATGACCCTAATGTTCGTACAGATGATAGCGGCCATAGTGTATATCCACGAGAAATTAATGAGACCGATATTAACCGTTTGGCCGTCAATGATGTGAATTTGGTGGCTGCGAGCCTCGCCTCTAGGAGATTAGCACGAAGAATTACCATGGCAACGGCCGATTTCGATGCGACCACAGGTGCAGATGGCAGTAGTATAGCTGCGTCAGATGGTACTACATGGAATCAACCTACAATACCATATGAGGCCGTCTATCCATATAACCATGTATATGAGAGTGAGAGTGGCCATGTATTAGAATTCGATGATAGTTTTATTATAGATGAGAATGGTGACCGTGTCAACCATTATCGTGTACATATGCGTCACACCTCAGGTACATCCTTTGAGTGGCATAACAATGGTGACCATACGGCCTTGAATAAAGGACACCATTATAACATAACCACAGGCAATTGGCAACAGCAAATAGATGGCAACCGTGAGTTGACTATAGATGGCCATTATAAACTCCGTATTAATAGTGATGGTGAGGCAGATAACCACTATGATATACAAGTAGGACCAAATGCGAATGTGAATATACAAGTAGATACTGGCAAGATTAATTTGATTACCAAACAAGGTGATATCAATGTGAACAGTGGTGGTAATTACAATGTCAAGGTAGGTGGTGATTACACTATGACAGTGGCCGGTTCAAGAGCCATTACTGTGAATGGTACTACGAATGACACCACACAAGGTGCAGTACAACACAGAGGTAGTACGATAGACCTCAACTAGTATGGCCAGGAGGCCACCAGAGAAAACGCTATTTAAAAATGTTTATGAAATGCTAAACTATAAATGCAATAACATCCAGCAGACATATATTTTATGAGAAAAAAATCCCCGCCAGTTCCGATGCTCTCTAAAAGACGAGCCTTACTTCTAATGACTTTTATGTTCTTTCTCGTTAAGGGTATACTATGGCTTCTTTTTGTTTACTATGGTGTCGAAGTCATAGGTTCGTTTTTTGAATAAAATTTTCCCGAGGATATTTTGACGCCTCCAAAGTCGTGCCATTACATGATATATTCCAATAGGCAAAGGTATATGCAGAGTGCGTTTACCTCTTACTAATATCATATCACCACAGAGGTGGCCTTTTATAATACTAAACCCTACACAACCATATATCATCTAAAGAAATAATCTTTCAATATATCTCCGATGTAGAAGTATAGAAAGGTCATTATACCAATCCAACTTACAATGGTCATTATTATTAGTTTCTTCATATATCTTTTCATACTACTATTATACTGTATTGTTGTGAGAATGGCAACCATGGAATTATGTCGCAGCTTCTCAGGTTACCAGGATGTATATATATCGGTGTGCCGTCAGAGAAAGCTCCTAGGTCCATATCCTGGAAACTCGGAAAAATCTCTTAGCATCTCGATGTTTACTATTATGTGAGTGTACCTAAATAGGTGTATGGAAAATTATCATACAGAAGTACCACTATCTATTGACATTGACAGACTTGGTAAATGTTACTTAGATTTCAGGTCAAAGTTAGGGTTTCGTACAGACGATAAAACGCTACGAGATTTTAACGCAATATGCATCAATCGTATACCTGGCGATGAGAACAGTATTACAGGTGGCAATGTTCGTGGTCTATACTGGACTAAACCAGATACGACTAATGTTGAAGAACAACGATTGCCATATATTGAAGAACATAGATATACAGAGATATGTCCTGAATTTAAAGATACATATGTCGAAGAGGTCTATAATCTTATTACTTCTAAGTTTAAACTAGGTCGTGTTCGTTTTCTTATGAAACCACCTCGTTCTTGTCTATCTTGGCATCGTGACCCGGAAATGCGTCTTCATATTCCGATTATTACAAATGAGGGTTGCCGAATGGTTATAAATGATGTATCCTTTCACATGCCATCAAATGGTAGTGCGTACATCGTAAACAATACAGAGTATCACAACTTCTTTAATGGTAGTGAAATAGACAGAGTACATCTAGTAGCAACAATACTAGAGAAAGGTAATGAATGATAAAGTTAAGTGAAAATGCAATTACGCATTTACAAACCATCGCAAAAGATAACAACAAGAAATTTGTTCGTTTAGATGTAAAAGGTGGAGGCTGTGCCGGTTTCGGTTATGAATGGTCTTTTGCAGACGAAGAACGAAGAGATGATGCAGTCGTTAAAGACATACTTCTAGTCAGTAGAGATTACGAGTTATATCTATTAGGTATGGAATTAGATTTCAAAAAAGATATATTTGGTAGTCAGTTCGAATTTAAAAACCCTAACTCTAAGAGTGAGTGTGGTTGTGGTACTTCTTTTAGTGTGTAAACTTTGTAAACCTCCTTTTACAATTTGTTGACAAGATTTACAAAATAGCTGTAAATTCTGTAAACTTTTCTTTATAAGTATATACATGAACGAAGAAGAGTTATACTTACAAGAGAAACAAAACCGTGGTGTTATCATCAATGACGATGACCAAGACTGGGGTGGTTGTCCCTCTACTTACGAAGAAGAACAAAAAAAAGAGGAGTAAAACTCCTCTCTCCAAAGACTTACAGGCCACTTAACTTAATAAGACTTACGCTCTACTGCTTTGTTCTCCTATCTGTTGCTTGTT